CCTGTAGACTCCTTAGCAAAGTTAATCCTACCTTTTATAGGATTAGTATAAAACTCTGGGATGTGTGTAGGTGTGTTCTGTAATGTTTTGTTTACTAAATTACCGCCACTCCTAAGCAGTTCCTTAGCTATTCTAGGCCCATAGCCCAAGGCTAAAGGTGCTGCGCCTAGTAGTCCCAACATGCCCATGCCTACATTACCCTGACGAAAGTCCTCTATACCTTCCTTGCCAGAGATAATCTCACCGGACACAGGAAGGAAAGCCGCAGCATCGTATGCCGACTTTGCTGGATCAGCGTCAGCCATGTTCTGTCGTTCTTTTGACAAGTCCTGACTGACTGACATAGGTGTTTCGCTTAAATGATTTAAGTAGCTTAAGAACGCTTGGCTTCTCGCTTGCTCATTAACAGCCATTACCTGCCTCTCCTTTCTTTTTCCATACGCTCGTTGTACTTCTCAGCTCCTCCACCGAACCAGTTGTATACCAACGGGCCGACAATAGGTATAGAGTTAAGGGTAGACTCTAGTTGTGGGTCTTCTTTGGGTAACTCAGTGCCTATCTTAAAGGCCGAATCAATGATAGGTGTAGCAGGTCTAAGAGTGTTAATCACCCCTCCCATTACGTCACCTTTAGCAAAGAACTTATCAGCAGTATATTTGTTTAAACCAAAGACACCTAGCAACGCCCACATAGAACGAGAAGGCAAGTCTTCTGGCTTAACTTCTCTACCTCTCATCATGTCTTTAATTACACCTGTACTGGTGTTAGCTGCTGTCAGATAACTAGCCATAAGAGCTGCTTTTTTAACGGCTGTTAGCTTGTTACCTTTGTTCCATTCACCAACAACCTCTCTACGTACAATGTCCCACTGCTTTAACGTGAATGATTTAAGCATGTACAAAATTCTGCCGTTAGGGTTGTTCAAGTAAACCTCAGGCATTTCACTTAAGATGATAGGCTGAACATCTGCAAGTTCGTTGAACGCATAAAACTTAATGTTTTCTGTCATGTCCCCTGCTTTTAAATCAGCAACTAAACCGTCAAACTCATCGCCATACACCCTTCCGTATTTCTCACGTAACTTAGCTAGACCTTTGTCAGACTTGACTTGTTGTCTTGCTTTACGTATAGCAGCGTTCATTAAAGTTTCTTTACCTAACCTATCAGTAGCTTTAAAGAAGGACAGCTTTAATCCTTTATCTAAAAGTCTAGCTATAACTTTAGGGTTTGAGTCTGTAAATTCAGCAGCTACTTGCTGAAGACCTTGATCTACCATTGTTACATTTTTTGTACCAAACATAGAAGCAATAGTGTTTCTAAAGCCGTAAAGAAAAGCTGATGTAGCTGGATCAGCAAGCTGAGTAACAGCAGATACAGGATTTGCAATAGTGCCCATGTATCCTAAGTCTTTAATTGATTGAAAAGCCTGAGCAGCAGATTGTTGACCGCCTACAAATCTAGCTTTAAGAAGCTCTACTATTTCACCTTCATCTTCAGCCTTAATGTTACCTGCCTTCCTTGCGTTTTCTACATACTGACCTATTGATGTGTCTATATCTAAAAGTCCATCATCACTTTTAGTTGTACTGCCTTTAAAAAACTGAGCTACCTCAATGTCATTAACAGCCCTGCGTATATACATAGACAAGGCTTCTTCAGGTGACGCATAGAAATCTAAGTCTTTATCTTTAAGAGTAATTACTCGTTGCTTGGCATAGCTGGGCTTGCCTGAGCCTGAGTAGTTATAACCACGCATAGCTGTTTCAATAACATGTTCTCTTTCAGAGGGGGAAAGCTCCCTTTTTTTCTTCTTAGTGGCTGCTCTTATTTGCTTGTCTAGGTAGCCTTGATAATCTAAACCTGCATTGTTTCTCCACCCTTCGTAGTCCTTCATTATACGTGGGAAATAATTATCTAGCTCTTCAAAAGATTGACCAGTTTCTTTTAGTTTCTTGGACAGGTCTTTAAGCATAGGCACTACAGTTGTGTCAAATGTTTCAGCAAGTGCAGGATTAAAACGACTCATAGTTTTTTTAGCTAGACCAAAAGCACCATTGTATAAATGTTTACTTACATCACGGTACGCCCCTTTAGGCAAAGACTGTAGTCCTTTAAGAAAAGGCTCTACCTGTTCTGTCTTAGCATACGTATTGACTGTCATGTTGTATTCAGTGTTACGTAAGCGGCCAAACATACCTTCATCTTTTAATCGCAGACGAGTACCTATTGAGCCTAAGTAGCGGTCAAGACCCTTGCTGTACTGTCGTGTAACTGCGCTGTCTTTAGTTACTGCTTGTTGTATAGCTTCACTGGCTGTCTTACCTGACCCGTGTAGTCGTAGCTTACGGCCAGTAGTTTGTATTGCTTTTTCTACAGCTATTGGATTAAAGCCTGCTTCCTCTAATACTTTAGCAGGTGCGCTTACCGGGCCTTGAGTAGCTACGTGTGCGTCTAATGTTCCTTGAGCTTGGTCTAACATCTTGTTAGCTTTTTTAGCTGCCGCCTTACTGGTTACTTTTTGAGCTACCCAACCTACTGCTGGTACAAATACCATACCTGCGGAAGTAGCCATTGCTGTCTGTATAGGATCAACCTCTCCTTTAATAGCTGCTTGGTTAAGAGCGTCTAAACTTCCCATTACCGCACCGCCTCTAACCACCATCTGAGGTATAGTAGCCCCCATAGACAACGCTAAAGAAGGATCAGCAAAAGCTGTGGTTGTTTGTCCTCCTAATCTAGCAAGGCTCTCAGGGTCAGGCTGAAAGAACTGACCAAACTCTTGTTGTATGTCACGCTCTCTTTTAGCGTTAGCAGCTTCTCTTCTCTGATCTGGAGACATATCCATGTAACCTTCAACCTCCCAGTATTCATCAGGAGTTTGTAAGTCTATGTTCCAGTCTTGTCCAGCCATGTAATGTGGTCGGCCACCTGTTAAATCCCTTGCTGCTTTAAAAGGGAAATAGCGTTCAAGTATAGCACCAACAGAAGCCATAGGAGATAGCGTTTCAGCCATTCCATAACGATACTGCGCCCATGAGTCACTAAGCTGAGAAGGTATAATAGTATCGCCTATCATCCTAGAGCCTGCATCTACATTGTTTTCTTGTAGATAAGGAGAGTTGTCTACATCTTCTTGAGTAATAAGGACACCGCCCAGCATCGCGTCATCATCAGTAGAATACTTACGTACAATGTTCTCACCGTCAAACAAATCGCCCGGAAATATCCCTTGTTCAGTTAGGAAAGGTGAGCCTTGTATTTCTTCAAGAGTTAATGCTCTTCCTTCTTCAGTAGTACGTGCAGCAATAGCTTCTTGTTCTTTTTTCTCTATCGCTTTTTCTTGTACTTTCTGACGTTGTTCTTGTGCTTTTGCTCTGCGATCAGTTGTATCTCCAGCAGGAGATGGTGTCTTTTCTTGTGCCTGTACTGCCTCACGCTGTTCTTGTGCCTTCTCTCTACGTGTAACAGTATTGTCTGTAGGCATTAGGCTCTGTAAATACTCAGTTACTTCTGGGTCATTACGAGTAGCTAAGATAGCGTCTCCATAATCTTGCGGCATAAGAATGCCAGCACCTATAGCGTTCTGTACTTTTTCTAAAAGCAGGTTAGCCATGAAGACTCCTTATTGTTTTTTACCTATTATACTTTTACCTGCAAAACTATCACCCGCTGCTGGTGTTGCGCTAGTGCCTTGAGGAGATAATGCTGCCATTCCCATAGCTCTACGCAAAGCCTCTTCCATAGACAAGCCTCGTGTCTTAGCACGGAGTTCTTCAGCCTGTTGAAATAGAATATCTTTTTCATCGCTAGTTCTTTTTTTCAAACCATAACCGGGAATGTCAATACCTGATTCTCTATCAGGGTCTAGTTTTATAAGCAGTGCATCGTATGTGTCGTATTCATTGTTTGTAATACCTGCAATATCAGGACGAGGTTGTTCTCTAAACAATATAGTAATGGCTGGCCCTAAGTCTCCTCCTGATTTTAAATAGGAAACCATATCAGGATTGTTCATCTTTTCAGCACGAGTCATTAGCATCTGCCTAGTGTCTTCTTCTTTCTTCATGTTTTGAAGATTGCTTGCTAACTTAGCTGCACCCGCGTAGTCACCTGTAGCTTGCATTAACATAATTAACTTACGTGCATCTTCAGGATCACTAGGGTCTAACTGACCCATAGCCTGCTGTAGCTGTTGTCCTTTAGATAGTCGTGACTGGCCTGTCAACCCACGCATACCCTGCTGCATCATTTGAGATGCTTGTGCGCCTAGCTGCATTTGTTGAGCTTCACTGCTGGCGTTAGGGTCTATACCACCACGGTCAATACCTGTCAATAGTCCTGCTAGTGTATTAGCCATCGTCTTACCCTCCTCCATACTGCTCTAATAAAGCATCAAACGCATCAGTATTTCCTGAACTCATGCCGCCAAATAAATCGCCTGTCAAAAACCCGCCAGTAGCGTTACTACCGCCTCCTCCTAGACCCCCGGTACTGGTACTTCCTCCTCCTCCTCCGCTAGATAAAACAGACAAAATGTTGTTTATATTGTTATTGTTTCCACCACCAAAGCCAAAGTAATCCCCTATAGATTTAATAAGCTCAGGAGTCTTGCCTTCACCTACGCCCAAAGCACCTAACAAGCCCTCATCAGCTTGTGGGTCTCTGCCGGATAGCAAAGCAAGTAACTGTTCTTGAGGAGTAATTCCTTGTCCTAACGCACCTTGTAACATACCCTGCAACTGCTGTTGCTGTAGTCTGTTAGCCATGTCAGCACCGCCCATGTAAGACTCAAGACCTGTCTGACCCATTTGAGTCTGTAGCTCAGTACCTCTAATCTGTCCACGAGCCGCTAGTTCAGCAGCAGGCATACCAGCCTGTAGTAAGTTAAGGGCTTGCTGTTGTGGCATGTATCCAGCACCAAGCAGCGCCTGCATGTTCTGTATATCAGCACCTCGTAGCTGTGAAGGCATCATTTGAGCTTGCTGACCAAGACCAAAGAGTCCAGTACCTAAACCTAAGCGACCCTGCTGTAGAGCCTGTTGTGACTGTGCTGCACCAATGTCTGCACCCTGCAAAGCCATAAGGTTCTGTAGGTCTTGCTGTCCAAACCCACGGCCTGTCTGCGCCCCCTGCATACCTACGCCTGCAAGTGTAGCACCACGTCCTATACCTGCTGTCTCTAGCTCTGAGCCTAGACCCGCTAGTCCTGATGTCATACCAGTAAGAGCCTGTGCAGTCTGGAGTCCTTGCTGCTGCTCTTGCATACCCATCTGACGAGCCTGTAGTGCTGCACCGGCTTGTGCTTCAGCTTGTGCTTTAGCCATAGCCAGTTGCTCTGGTGTACCACCATAGTCTGCTGTCCTTACACCTGCACGTCCCTGAGCAAGAAGATTCTCTCGCATACGTAGAGCCTGTCGCTCTTCCTCTGGCCGCTGTGTAGCACGTATAGATTCATAGATGTCAGCTTGTCGTTGCTCAGGAGAAGTCAACAGTCCTTGTCCTGCTTGCATAGCTAGGTTGCCGTACTGAGAACGTAGGTCTTGAATGTCCTGTGGCTGTCCAGCTCTTCCAAACTGCTGCTGAGCGCCCATTAGACCTGCTTGAGTTACACCCTCTAGTCCTGTAGGCTGACCGAACTGTCCTAGTTGTTGACCAAACAAACCACCCATAGCACCACGCTGGGCTGCAATAGATGGGTCATAAGCCCCTACCTGACCTATCTGCTGCTGGGCTTGACCCATAGCTTGTCTACCTACTTGACCTGTACGTGGGTCATAGCCAGCTCCTAGACTGCCAGCCATTTGACCAGCACCACCTAGTAGTTGATTTTGTAATCGTTGTTGTTGACCACTAAGACCTAAGTTGACATCACCTTGTGCGCTTACTTGTGCGTTGGCTAGATCAGAGGTAACACCAAAGGGTCTAAACTGTGTGCCTTCAAGGGCACGTTGACCCATGCGTTCAGCAGTCTCCAGACCTGTCAGTCCTGTCTGATATGCACCTTCAATACCTTGCTGACCTGCGTAGTATCCTCCGGCTGTACGTAGCGCATCACCTAAGTTACCACTAAGTAAACCTGTGAGACCTAAGCCTCCGTATACCTTGTCGTCTACACTGCTACCACCGTCATAAGGGTTGCCGCCTGTGGGTAGTATAGGGTTTTGGTTTTCCGTAGGTTGGGGATTAAACCCGCCACCCCAAGACCAGCCCGGATTATTTCCTGTATTAATCGCTGGTGGAACGCCCGGAGGGGGTGGGGGACCAATGTTTATTCCCAGTCCTCCGTTTGAGTCAACAGCAGGGCCAAATTCTGACGCTGGGTCTTCAAAAATTGGATCTTGGATCCCTTGAACCTGCGTCATGTCTGGGTCTGGTACAACTTGTGGTATTTCTTCAACCATTCCTGTACGAGGCTGTACCATGCTTAATCGTCCGCCATATTGTGGGCCTCTCATTATAGGACTAGCCATTAGTAAGTACCTCCGGTAATAGTATCAGCCGTGAGTGTACCCGTTACAGTAACTGTGGCTGCTGTGACAGTCCCTGTAAATGTAGGAGAAGCAGAGTCAGCTTTGCTGTTTACCGCAGTAGCAATGTTGTCATACTCTGTGTTAATTTCTGTACCACGTACAATCTTATTGGCGTTACCAGAGGGTAAAGAATCCTTAGCCGCAAAGTTAGTGGTCTTTGTATAGTTGGACATTTAGATAAGTCTCCCTAGTAAAGCGTGTATATCAATCTTTTGAATAGAAAAAGGTACGTCATTAATCTGTGCTTCAATACCAATAGTAACTACTGACCCGCTACCACCTGTGTTTACAGAAGGCTTGTTAAGCAAAGCGTCGACACTTCCTGAGTATTCACCTATTGCGTACTCCGCAACACCGTACTCTGCAATAGTATTGCCTGCGGAAAATGTAAAGGCTTGTTTATTATAGCTACTTGTATAATCATAACCCCAGTTTAGCGTGATGTCAGTACCGTGTGCGCCTACAATAGTCAAGTTAAACTTCTTTAAGAACTTAAGGTTAGACGCGCTACCAAAGTCTGTAGGATTACTAAAGTAACGTAGCTGATACGTAGCTGTGCCGTCTTTATACCCTGCATACTTAACAAGACCAGTAGACTTGCCTATGTATATAGTGCCATCTTCCAGCTTACCTAAAGACACTGGGTCTATCTCTGACCATGTAGTAGCCCTGTGCGCCCCTGATTGATCTATAGGGCCGCGCATATCAAAGCAGTACACTGTATTGCTAGAGGGTAGAGAAAGCAAGTAGAAGGCTTCTGATGCGCTGTACAGGGACTTAATGGGTAACGCCTGTACATCTACTAAAGCCATTAGGTCATTACGGACATTCTTACTGATGTCACGCATAGGCAGAGATTTTTCTTGTATCACTCTGCCAAAGCTACGCAGACCTGAGTCTGATAGGAATAATACATCAGTACCTGTACGCTGCACAGAGTCACGTGCTATGCAACCTACGCCATCAATAGTATCCACAAGAGCCATTGAGTCTGGAGAGGTAGCTCCTGAATAAACAACAATAGACTTTTTACCAAAGATAATTAAGAAGTCATTGTGAGCAGTTAAAGCTACAATCTCATCATAGCCTGATGGCCATACTTGAGTTAAATCTAAACTACCTGTACCTGTGCCTGTCCAATGTGCAGTGTTTGGCGTAAGACCACTCCAGTAAATTGTGCTTTTGTTTCCTACTATATCTGCTACCCATAAGCGACCAAAGGCTGCTAAGATTTCATTACCTTGAGGCATAGTGCCCGTAGTATGTGGATGAGTTGATATAGTTTCTAATACAAAAGAACCAGTATGGTCTGACCCAATCAAAGGCTCATGTCCGCTTTGAACCATGTGCATGTGGTTGTCAATAGCTACACACTTCCAGTTGTTAGCCGTAGGTGTATAACTACCGGGGGTTATATCTACTAATGTAGTAGTCCCTAAAAATATTTTATCATTACCAGCAGAGATTACACGTTTGTCACCACTAGCATCTACAAACTCAAAGATAGTTTCTATCCCACGGCTGCTGCCTAACACAGACGAGCCATTAGTAGTAACTTCTTCCCAACCCTTACGTGCGCCTATACGCCCCAGCTTATCAATGACACAGTTGTCAGCAATAGCAGCAAAGGATGGGTCTACACTAATAGGCGAATCCTGTGTGTTAAGCCCAGCAAAGCCGGGACTTGCTATAGTAATGTTCTGTAATTGTTGAGCCATTATGAGTACCAGATAGTTTCTTCAGGATGTAATGCAGCATCCATAGCAATGGCATCAGCCAATGTACTATCAGCTATTGCGAACAGTTCTGCTGCGCTTGCGCCTCCGGTCTCTCCTCTTTCTCGTGCTGCCATAGCGGTAGCTAGTTGAATCACAGGTGTTGACGGTACAGTTAATACATCTGTATCTGCTGTAAAGTCTTTAGTACGTAACACTACGTTAAAACGTAACGTGTACTCAGCATCAGGTATAGGATATAGGTCAACACCGTTAATACCGTTAAAGCTGTAGAACTGAGTAGTGCCTTTAGGTACACTAGGAAAGTCTAAGAATGCCTCATCAAACCAGCGTGATGTC